ACCCTTATTGACGTTAGACAACTGGGTTTCAAAATATTCCAAGGTTAAGGACGGATTTTCCCTGTCAGCCAAATGGTCTTTTTTGTCTAAATCATACCTAATCGCATTCAAGCTAATGCCTGTATCAAAACCGTTTGTTCTAGCAAAATCAATAAGATAGCTTATGTCTGACAGCACAGATTCTCTGTTATTAGGGTCTGCCGCGTCTGACTTCATAGCGTTTATGCTATCTATAAATGTATTTTTTCTTTCTAACTGATTTTTGTTAAATACATTGCCACGCTCGCTGTTAATCTTAATATCAAGGGTTTTGCCAAGGCCAATCTTAACAGCTTGCTTTTGTGACCGCGTAAGGTCTAGTCCATCAATTTTAGCAAGCGCATCGTCCTTAAACTCCCTCGCCACGATGTTATACCCAGGAACAGTACGAGCTGGCTGGCTTCTTTTGAAATCATCAAAGTTGGTGCTTTCTTGAGATATGCTTTCTGCCAAAACACGTTCTGTCTCAGCTTTCTTCTCTGCCATGCCAAAGCGAAACGCAATGTCTCCTGCCGCCTTAGCGAACCCAGCAGTAGCTCTGCCTGGTGCTGTAAACGTACCAATGTTTGCACGAGGACCTAACGAACCAGCCGCTAAAGGCGTAGCACCAATCTTTTCTCCGTATAAAGGTATCTTTGGCATATCTTAACTCAACATTGTCCCAGTTTGCGCTCCTGACTGGAGCAGTGTGGTATAGGCTTGTGTTTTTAATGCAGATGATTGTGCTTTACCTTCAGCTCTACGCAGCCCAGCTTCTGCTGCTTTAGCTGTTTGCTCAATATCACCAGCATATTGTATCCGTAGTGCATCATTCTCTACGTTCTGATATGTGTCGAATAAGGCTTGTAATGGGCTACCAGACATCTGAACACCAGCAGCGGCTGTGGCAACTCTTTGCTGCGCTGCAATACGGTCAGCGTTTACACGCAAGATACGCTCTTCGTCTACCTTGCGTCTGCGCAGTATCTCGGCTTCATTCTCTGCTACCTGTGCATTGTATTCAGCGGTTTGTTGTGCCGCACGAGCCGCAGACTGGTTGCCCTTAAAGCCAAGCAAACCTGATACGGCTGTTGCCCCTGCCGCTGCTCCTATAAGTGGGTCAACCATTATGCTACCCTCGCATATCTAAAATAATCAGCCCCATCAGGGCCAAACTTCTTCATTATTCCCTCGTATTCAAACCCCAACCAGTTAGCAAACTTAACAGAGGTTACGTCACTTGCATTCACACTTGCTTGAATACGCCACAAACCGTTCCGCTTCATTATATCGTCAAACAGCCCTTCTGTATATCTAGCAATAGATACAGGGTACTTACTCGCGTGCTTTGACATAACAAGCCAACCTTCCGCAACACCTTCCCACATCACGCTTACACCAGCACAAGCAACAATCTTACCACCGCCCATCAGTGAATACCCATCAAGCACACTATGCTCACCTATGGCTTTGCGCGCAGACATAGGAAAGTCGTAGTCAGTCTCGACCTCTAATATATGCCCACCTTCAAAAGTAACCAGTTTAAGCATCGAATGTATTTGACCTCCGCATAATAGCCACAATCGTCATAGGCAGTGGCTGGTTCTGACGGACTACAACTCGTGCATCATTGTCATACCCAGATGGGAAGAATATCTCCTTATCTCCAGAGAACAACGGAATCGCCTCATCCATAGCCATGCTAGAGTCTCTGAAAGGCAGTCTGTCTAAGTTAGATGTGTCAGGCCCTACTTCTGCACCCACGCTATCAATAAACCTAACAGTCACACCGTGAATACGCTTAATCTTCCCCTGCGCTACGCCATCGTCCGCTCCAGCTTCCATACGCAGCGTTTCTACCAGTGATGTGTACGCATACCCCACATGCACCTTAGATGCGCTCCTGTCGAGCGTTATAGAGCCACCAGAGACTGTTTTATCTGGATGAGTAGCACCATCTGCTAAGATAGCTACAGTTTCGCCTTCTAAATGGTTCAAACCAGTAATAGTCGTAGTAGCGCTGCCATCATATGTAAGACCGCTATCAACAAAGAACGCATCCTCTACGTCAGTGCCAAAGTCCAATGAGCTAATAAACTCAATGTGCCTAACAGTAGCACCATCAATAGTACGCTTTACAGACAGGTAAACTTGGTCTTCTGCACCAGATGGAATAGCTGTAATGCTTTCTACCTCGCCATCACCGCCAATCACATGGTCATGCCAGCCAATAGCTGCATTAGCTCTGTCGTATGTAAGACCCACAACCCTGCCATCACTATGCACAAACCACAGGATAAGCTCAGGCTCTTGCTGCCAAATCATGTCATTAAGACCGCCACGAGGAATGTGGTCGGCTAGAATACTCAGGTCAACGCCCAGAAGACCATCTGTATCCAAGTCAAACGTAATCTCTTTTACCTTCTCCTGACCTTTCTGGATAAGGATAGTAGAGTTACCAGCTCGCAGTGGACGCACGCCAGACGTACCGAATGTTGTTTCTCGCAACACGTTTACGTTTGTAGGCGTAACTGGTGTAGCCCCTGTACCGCCAGACAATGTAAACTCAGCGCTGGTAGTCAAAATCTGCAAGAAGCGTGCTGGTAGCAAGTGCCTAATCACGTTCACTTGGTCAGAAGCAATCGTAATATTTACAGCGTCATCATCCTCTGTACCAGGAGTCTGGTTCTCAAAGTCAGCACTCACTGAACCAAAAATTGTCTGTGGCTTACCTGTAGTGCCAGCAAAATACAGACGCTGTTCATAAAACGCCACTGCCTTTGGATAACCTTGGTCGCCACCAAACGCACCCAAAGACCAACGCTTTGTAGCATTGCCTGAGCCTACAACATGGTCTGGTAAGGTAGAATTACCAAAAGAATCCGCATGCACATCTGCTGTAACGCTGGTAGCGCTGGTAAATGCAGTAATCCTGACATGACCAAAGCCATCATGTTGATACTCCCAATCTAGCGCACCATACGTTTCTGTACCTTCCAGATGCACAGGTGGCGTATTACCAGAAGTCTGAGTGCTGCCAGTAGTGTGCTTATACACATGACCGTTATATCGAACCGTTGCATTGTTTGCATAGCTTGTAGATGCAGCCCACTCATCATGGTGTATCTCAAGCACCTCACGGAAGCGAATAAGTCTGCCTACATCATCGCTACTAAATGTGTTTGCAGAAGCTGTGATTGTTACGCTACCTGTCTGTGCAGAGGCGTACAGTGTAGTGCTGGTGTCATTCTCATCAAGATAAGGACCATCAATAAAGTCAATGTCCTCTAGCGTAAAGCTGGTTGCAGTTGTGCGTGTCAGCTTAGCTGGTGCATGGTCTTTGTGCGCAAGATATAACACATCAGCAGACTGAGCATGGTTAATCTCGAATATGTCAGTCACGCTGTAAGTCGTTGTAACTTCTACTATTTTTCCTACAGTGCCGCCAGATGTGTATGTCGTATAACTGCTACTATCAACACCACTAAGCTCAAAGGTGTTTGTTGTAGCTCCAGCAACAGTAAACTCAAGGTTATTCACCTCAGTCATACCGCCCACATCTTTTATAAACACTCTGTCACCATTAGACAGGCCGTGAGATGCAGCAGTCACAACAGCAGGGTTAGCTTCTGTTATTGCTGTAATGTTTGTTGTCGCCTCAGTAAGTATGCCGCCATCTCTAAAGAAACGGATATAGTTAGCGCCAAACTCAAGCACATATGCTTGCTCATCACTAAACTCAAAGTTAATTAGTCGTATTTTGCCACCATCTTTGCTTCTGCCAGCAAAGTAAGTGCCAGGTCTTCTTGTAGTGCCGCCCGATGGAAACACCACCATGTTCTGCAATGTTTGCGCAGCTTCGTTATATTTCTGTAAGTCGATACGCCCTTCCAGCCTAGGCGATAACTCACCAGACTTAAAGTTGGTTACGATACTAGAAACTCTCGCCATGACTACAACCTTATATTCGTAAAGTCTTCTGTGATAATCCTGTCTGGCTTGCCTTCAATAGCATCCATAGAACGTGCTTCGCTCAAACGCTGTTGGTATAGCTGGAATATCTGCTGCGCTACTGTTGTGCTGCCTGTGATTGCGTAAGCAGTCTCTGATGCAAGTTTGTGTGCAATCGTGCTAGACAACAACGAGTCATACTGCTCTGTGTCTGTAATACGTCCTACATAGATAATACGGCAAGTACCCTCATCAGTGAGTACCTTGCGTCCTTCAATCTTAAACATAGATTGCACATCATACGGAGATATTTCGTTGTCCACATTCGCTGTGTGCAGTGATATTACACGCAAGCAATATGGGTCTGTCGGTAAAGTAAACTGGTTTGTGAAGCCAAAAGCAGGGCTGTCACTATCTTTAGCAAGCTGCTTTCTTACAATAGCTACGTTCCAGTTATGCGCACGCAGTACGGCATCGCGTACGGTTTCAAAGCGTCTATTACATAAGCGTGCTTCTTTTGAGTTTTCAGTTAAAGATGTGATGGTTGCTGCACCAAGCAAGTCCATCGCTTCGTTACATATATCCACCACGGAAGGCATTACTTCAACAACCTTTCTAACTTAATTAAAGCACCTTGGCTTACGTTGCTATCTCCACCAGACACAACCTTCCCAGATTGCTTGGCTTCTTCTACTAAGGACTTAACCTTTTCTGTAGGTGATAATATCACAGTTTCGCCATCAAGTATAAACGCCCAGAACTCTGCTTCCGTTGTCGATATACCAGAGGGCTTTCCTCTACAAAAAAACTCCACAAAGACTTTACCAGTCCGTGAAGCCTTGAAATCTCGTTTTACTTCAATTTTCTTGGATGATAATAACTCAGCCAACCACTTCTCCTGTAACTGGCCTACTTTCAAATCGTATCTAAAATCACTGTTAAACTCCATGACTGCCCCCTTTCATGGAAGAGAAGGCAGCATTAGCCGCCCTCTCTCAAGGTCATGTTAGTTTACAGCGTATTCAATGATGAACGCCATGTCACCAGCAGTACCACCAGTTGCATTAAATGTAACTGCAATGTAGTACATACCTTCTGATGAGTCAGAGTCGCCAGCCATCTCATACAGCTTTTGTCCTGCTGTATTTAGGTCGGCTTCTTCAAAACGTACATCAGCGATATCGGCTGCATCAGCTACTGTTGTTGCAAAGAAGTCTTCACTCTTTACCACACCAGCAGTTGTGTAGATGCCAACATTAAAAGTACAAGTGCCGCCCAGGTTGTCAGAACCAATGCGTAGTGCAGAGATTGTGGCATTCGCTGGAATTGGCGCAAGCATTACAATGTCGTTATCTGTTGAATCGCCAGCAGCAAGAGCTACGTTGCCAGAAGCAACACGCAGAACACCACCGAGATTAGCAGCATCGTTAGCAACTTGAGGAGTAGCTTCGTAGTTAGCTACCAGAGTTGAGTTTTTAGTAGTCATTTTCTAACTCCCCTTAGCTCTCGTCACACAGAATCTGTACGACTTTTTCTTCTTCCATGCGAGTAGCACCAATGCTCATGCAATAGTACACCTGAGTCGCATAGCCTTTATCGCTACGCTCATCAATGCGTGCCATGATGTCTTTACCGACACCAAGTGCAAGACCATCTTCTGCCCAAGCGAAACAAGTACGGTCGTTACCAGACTTTGCTAGACGGTTTGTTACGATGAATTTAAAGCCTAGGAAGGTGTCAATGTCACCCTGTACTAGAGCCTTAACTGTGTTGAAGTCAGATGAAGTAACTGTTGTGTTATTCAGCAGTGACTCAATCTGGTTTGGACCAACAGCAATGTAACGGTTAATTGATGGGTCAACGTCAGCTAAATCCAGAATCTTCTTAGCTTCAATCAGCTTGTCAAGAGTCAGGTCATCACTACCAGAAGCAATCTGCTGTGCAGCAGGAAGAGCTGTTGATGTTGAACCAGTTTCACCTGTGAACGCTGTACCTGTTGCAGCAGCAATCAGCTCATCGTCCATTGCGCGACCCAT